TTAAGGGAATTAGCGGAACCTACGTAGATATTGGATCACCAGATTCTGGCCTTGTAAACGGCATAAAAGTTACCTCTCCAACAACTTTTACCTTCGTGCGCACTGCAGCGGCAACAGAAAGCGGCGCTTGTCAGATAAGAACAAGGAAGGCATACGTGCCAGATTCTACGCATTTGACTATGCCAAGAAACCCAGGGGTGTATGTAAGCGGAAGAACTGCAATAAAGTTTGTTGCCAGCCAGTGGTCTTCGCTGCGCGGCGACCGTTTCTACCTGGACGGCAGCGTTCCGACTGCCGGCGCTGGCACCTCAAAGCTAAGCTCCACCTGGACAATTGTAATGCAGGCAACAGCGCTCCCGACTGCGGGAAACTACGCAGCCATATTCCAGCACGGAACACCCGCGGGCGCACCCTATCTTTCGTTTGGCCTTGACAGTGACGGTCACCCCTGGGCAAGTTTTGTAACTACTGGTGGAAGAACAAAATACACCGCCACGGACATTACGCTTGTTGCAGAGGAAGATTGCGTATTGCAGCTAAGAGTTGCCTACTCTACGTCCACGGCGGCTACTGTATACATCTCAAAAAACACTGGAGCAGAACAGGCGCTGTCGGTTACAAACATTTACCGCGGCCTTTGGGATAGCGCACTGCCAGTCCCCTGGAGCAGCTCAGGCGCTGGTACGCTTGTTTTGGGAATGGAGCAAGACAGTGACTCCACTTACAGATACCCAATCACTGCTCACATTGGCGAGATTATTGCTCACGACATAGACCTTGGGGCAGCGCCAGCACTGGAACTCCGCGCATGGATGATGCACAAGTGGGCGCTTGTTAACTTCATCGACAGCGACCTAGTGCCGGACTACAGGGACTTGCGCAACGTCCCAAACAACGAGCTTTCTGATTCCAGTCAAGTAAAGAACGCACAGTTTGGTGGGCGAACCCTGAAGCAGGTCCTGGACTCTATTGTCAAAACTACTGGCGCAAGGTTCTGGGTAGATAAAAACAAGAACTTGCAATACAAAGAACTAAACACCAAGAACCTTGTTAAGAACTCTATTCTGCAGGATGAACGGGCCGTCTCTTCTTCTAGGTATTGGAACCTTACTAACTTTGCCGTTGTTACACAGGACCCAGCAGACGCAACAAGGCAGCCAGGTCCGTATGGCTATGGCTACGCGCTGGGCTTCTCTGGGACTGCTGCTGGTGAAGCCCACACCGATTTCATTACAGAGAACCCCGACAAGACAACCATCTCGGCAGACGAATACTACTTTGTCTCTGCCTACATGAAGACATCCGACACGACTAAGGCAGCCTTGCGCGTGCACTTCTACGCCTCAGGAACTAACACCGTTGGCTCGTCACACGACATCTCGTTCGTGGACGCAACCCCATTGACGCGCAATAACGAGTGGCAGAGAATCTGGTCTATTGTAAAAACCCCAGCAACTACAGCCAAGCTCAGCGTTGGGGCAATAAAGCTTTCTTCCGCAGCGGCAGTAAGCGTCTACGCAACTAATTTCTCTTGCGTGCAGCTAACAGGCGCTTACGGCTTTGCGGATGAGGGGCTGGCATACGAGCTTGCCCCCGCAAGACCCTTCTTGAACAGCGGAGAAACTGACAGCAGCTTTATCCCAATGCCGACGTATCCGTTTGAATCTCCCGACACAATTAGAAGCGGCGGCGCGGTTGCCAACAGGCTGTACCTCTACGCATCAACAGTTAACTCAGACGAGAACGGCAATACCATTACCAACGAAACCCTTGGCCAATCTGTTCTTGAATACACATACGATTACGTGCAGGGTATTTGGAAGTCTCATGGGAAAATCATTGAGGCAAGCCAGGCAGAGGATAAGGCCTCAACGCAATATGAGCTCACTGGGAAAGCGGAGGCGTTCTTCAAGGATAGCGGGGACACTATCAACTCATACGAGTTTGATCATCCGTATAACGGGTCGGACGCAATCCTTGAAGTTGGCTCTGTAGTCCCATACATCTGGTCAGAGGTGGGAGTTGTTGAGCCAATGATCGTAAAGAGCCACAAGACATCCCTCATTGGTTCGGAGCTATACCATCACGTTTCCTTGGAGCAAGAGCCCGACTATCAGAAAAATGCCCTTGTTCTTATTAGCCGAAGGCAGATGCAGGTTGACCTTGCAACCGCGCCAGAGGCAAGAGACAGGCCGCCTGCTGTAAGAAATTTCCGTATTGAAAGCGTTGACGCAGATGGTAAACTATCTACCATTGCCAATGAGTTCCGCATGTCGTGGCAATACCCATTTGATGATCCACTCGCCCGAGGCGTGCGCGAATCTGGCTTTGAAGTTCAGGTCCGGTGGCGCAAGCGAACTGTTAAGGATATGAACAAGAAAAAAATGGGCGTTCTTCCTGCAAAAACGCACATTTCTGTCGGTGCCAGCACTGGCGGCGAGCCAGTGCGGATTAAGATTTTTTCCAGGACAACTAAGTTCTCAGGGTTGGCAGTTGGTCAGCCAGTGGTTATTTCTGGGGCCCCCTACAACGCGGCGGCATCTACGGAAGTTAATCCAAACGGCAGTTATCGCGTTTCTTACGTTGCGGCAAACGGGCTTTCGTTTGCGTATGAAGTCTTGGCACCAAAGACCACCACCCCAGATGGGCAGGTTACTTACGTAACGAGAAAAGCGGTAAATATCTTGGCAAAGGCCGTGGCTGTTAAATTCATGGTTAGCTACACGGCCAGGCAGGGCGGCACATTTGGCGAGTGGAAAAACATCAACACCAAGATTACTGGGACAAGCTTTGCGTGGAACCCCGTGAGCAGCGGCCCTATTAGCGCGACGACCGCCTCGGAGATCAGCAGCATTGGCGGGCAGGCAGACCTGGACTTTCAGTTCAGAATCCGCGCAGTGGCCACAAATTCATCTAACGTATCTGTTTACTCAGTGTATACTGTATACCCATCTGGCGATGACTTTATGACAATCGCTACAACTAAAACCCTGGAGGGGTAATGGCCGAAGAGTACCTGGCAAATAGTAAAATACGAAGGATTGTTTCCGCGCCAATCCCTGGCGCCGAAAATCCTGTAAGCGCACTTACTGTTGAGAACGGCGAGATTCGCATTGTTAATCCAACTGACGTTACGGATTCCTCTGGCAATCAGGTTGCCGCTGGCGCTGGGACCCTTCTTTCCGCCGGCAACGGCGACGCCTCAATTAATGCTTCGTACATTAAGACTGGCGTGCTTGACGCCAACCTTGTCCGTACCGGTCAACTCCAAACTATTGCCTCTTGGAACAACAAAAACTATGGCTCTGTTGAAGATTCCATTGAGGCTCAGCAGGGATATACGGGCGGATACCTCTACCTGACTGACTGGTTAACCGTATCGCCAAACGTAGTGTATGCCGCCTTTGCCACCTGGGGAGACTACCTGAGCGGCACCACGACTGGCACTACCGCTGCTGCAACATACTTTTCTGTTGGCGACTACATCCGCGTTACTGGCGCAAACTTTGGCACACCTGACGACAACACGCAGGCAGATGGGGAGAATGCAAACGTCGGTGTTGTTGACCAAGATGACGGCCCAGTTGCATACGGGCGGGTCGTTGCCGTAGACACAGCTGGTACGGGAATCTTTTACACGGTAGAAGACACTGGCAAAACCGAACTTGAAGCAGGCAAGGTGGCAAGAAGCCAAGCATTTATTCCGACAATGTCTAAGGCCCATAAGATTATTAGCGTTACCTCTGCTCAGTTGCCCGCTCCAAACCCGGCCCAGGTCTATGAAGTTATTGTCACCACATCAGATGCTCATTACTTTGTCCCAGGCGATTACATAGAGCTTTACAACTGCGGCGCAATATATAGCGGTGTTTGGTACGTTGTAAATACACCAGCAGAGGATGTCTTTACTTTCCGCCATCGCTTTGGCGTTGATTCAGCGGCAGCACTTAACGGGGCAGAGCTCCCGTCAATCGAGACACCTGTTGCCATTCGCGTTCGCAAGACTTACGCGGTGTCCGCCAACGGCGACCTTACGGCTGCTTCTTTGAATATCCAGACTGCTCGCACGCAGGAAGGCGGCGATCCAATCTTCCAGGTGTTGAACGACAGCGTCATCATCCGCAAGCCAGACGGCACCATCCTTCTCAGCGCCAACACCGTCGGGTCATCTATTGACGTCGGCACCGTGACTGCGGACGAGATTACCGTTGGGGGAGACATTGACGCAAACCAGGTTGTGCGCGTCGGCACTAACGTCAGCCCATCCTTCCAGGGTATCTGGGCAGGCAATGCCAACCCAGACTTGGCAGAGTTCTCTGTCGACCTTGACGGCAATCTCAGGGCGGTCTCGGGGGCAATCGGCGGCTGGACCATTGGCGCAACGGAACTGTACAGCTCCGAAATTTACCTGAACAGTGGCGGGCGCCTGCAAATTGGCAACTCCGCCGAGATTACTAATCAGGACGGAGTGACCACCGGCAACAACGTTTTCTATATTGACGACGAGCAAGGTATGTGGATAGGAAACGCCGACATTGAGCAGGCTCCGTTTAGGGTCAACCTAGATGGCTCTATTGCCGCAAACAAGGCAACCATTACGGATTTGAGCGTTGACTCCCTGCGAATGGACGGCCGCGTCAGATTTGGCACAAGCAACGGCCAGCTTGAATCCTTCCAGGTTTTGAGTGGCGACCTTCAAGGCGTAGCCGCCCAGTGGAATCAGGACGGTTTGCAGATCTCCAATGGGGATATTACAAACTCCGACAAGATATATATTAACGGTAGCCAGATTGAGCTTCTTGCGGCAGATGGGACATCTCTAAATGCGATTACCGCGCAAGGAATTAACGCAAGCACTATTACGTTTGGGGCTTTGCCTGGCGGCTCTAACTTGATCCCAAACTCTTCTTTTGAGTTCGCTCCATTCTCACTAGGAGCAACCGGAATCCCAAACAACACCGCAGGAATTGGAACAGCGTTTAATATTACAGAAACAGGAAATACAACGGCAGGGTTTACAATGGTGCTGAGCTATTATGGCTACTAAAAACTTTACTATTTCTAAGGACGCTTCGGTAGTTTATACCAGCTCGGGCCAAAACCTCGGCCAGGGAGCAGGAGACAACGTTGCGGTTGGCTATATCAGCTCTACGGGCTGGTTGATGCGCGGCCTTATGGAATTTAACTGCGATTTTACTGGTGTAACTTCAATTACCAGCGCAACGCTTTATGTGCAGGCATATAACCGCGCCGGTCAGAACAATACAATCTGGGAAATGGGTAGCGGTATGGACATCTACCGCAACACATCTTCTTGGTCCGAGGGAAACAAGGGCGCAGATGGAGTTTGGTACAGCACAAACGCTGTTACCTGGTCAAACAAGCCAGCCTACACCTCTACGGGGTTTAAGCGCATTACCACTGCGCAAATTCCAAACGCAACCCCGGACCTAGGCGACGTTTACGCACTGGACGTTACGGACATTGTTCGATCTTGGGCACCTGTTACCGTAACTGGCGGCAGCGGCTCTGCAAACTATGGCGTTACATTGAAGATGGTAAACGAAACGTCGGCCAACGGCGGCGGCGTTGAATTCCGCACAAAGGAAGACAGCTCAATCAATGGCGGCTCTTCCTATGCTGGGGCTTTTATTGTCCTCACGTATGACTCCACAACCGCCCCAACTGCAACTCCGTCAGAGCCAACAATTACGGGTGAAGTTGCATCAATTTACAACCTTGGCGACACAGAACTTACCTGGAGCGAGACAAGCAAAACAGCGCTTCCGGTTCTTGCCTGGTCTTACGCTGCCAACGGCGGTGGCGCGCAAACCTCTTGGCGCGTTAGGATTTATGACAATTCTACTGGCGGAAGTACAATCTTTGATTCCGGAACGGTAACTGCTTCTGGCTATCAAAATGCAAGCTCACTAAACGTCCCGAGATACAACAATACCGCTGGGGGAAATACTGATTATGTGGCAACCTATTGCCCTGGCCCAACAGCGCTGCAAGGAACACTTCCCGACAACGGGGGAATTTGGGCATCTGGCTACGACGGCCTTGAAGGCGGAGATCAGTATTGGTGGAACGTTGAGGTAACTAGTGCCGCCGGTTTGACTAGCACCGCCACCACTAGATACCCCTTTAAGGTCCGCTGGGGCCAAGACGCATACTACTTTGACCTTGGCGCCTCATATGCAACCACCGCCGAACATCAAACAACCATTAACGCCGCGACTGGCGGAGCACAGGCCGTTCGACTATACGCGTCAAGCTCTTCATCTACCGTTGTCCCAACAGTTTGGTACTCCTCGCTAACCGCAGCGACGCCAGCAGACAATCAGTACATGTGGGTTCTGGTAAGGCTTGCGCAAAACGCAAATGCAACGGGAGCCCCATCAGTTTCTGGCCTTGATGCATCTTGGAATTCCTCCACAACGCAACCAGACGGATGGGCAATTGACACTACGGCTGGTGCTCACGAACTTGCGCTGACCCCCTCGCGCAAAAGATTTGGAACGAGGTCTGCAAAGTTTACCGTCGCGGGAACATCTGGTTCAATTAGCGCCTATAGAAATACAGTAGGCGACGGCATTCCCGTAAGCCCAAACACTGTGTACACTTTTTCCTGCTACGTCTATGACAATGGCACCGCTGGGGTTAGCACTACTGGAATTATCAAGCTAAAAGTATTCCAGGGTGACGGGTCAAGTGCCGTCTTGGCTGATGCAGACCTGCTTGCGACCTCTGACCCGCACACATCATTCCCTGCTATTGACAAAGATCCAACAAGCGGCATTGGCTGGCGCAGAATGTCTGTTACGTTTTCAAGCGGCGGAGTTTCTGTTATTCGACCAGCAGTGGAGTGCACGGATTTCACTCCCGGAAAAATTATCTTTGTTGATGGCGCTCTTGTTGAGGAAGGTTCGGTTATCCGATCTTACACTCCGGGCACTGTTAACTCCCCAGCCGTTGTTGAGGGGATGGGCGTTCAGATTGACGCGGCTGCTGGCGGAAAGATGCGCCTTCGCGGGTCTGGCGGTGGGGAGCGGAATGTCGTTGAGTTGGGCGTAGACGGACTGTCATTTGGCGGCTCGGCCAGCCCAGCAAACCTTTACTCGCCCGAAGCAGATGTTCTTGCTTCAGATCAGCAGATCCGATCTTACTTCTCTCCCGCATTCAGGGCAGAGACTGGAACCTCAACTGGAGGTGCGTTTAGGTCTCAGGCCGAAACAGACACTGCAGCAAGGTTTAACATTAGGACAGACGGTCAGCTTACTTGGGGAGATGGTTCGGCGGCAACCGATACTAACCTATATCGCTCGGCGGCAAACGTTCTTAAAACAGACGACACTTTCAATGTCCCAAGCATCGTTATGCCCGGCTCTACGTCAGGTACAATTACCGTCAATCCAACTGCTGCTGCCGGAACCACCGTACTTACGTTGCCGGCCACTACTGGAACAGTTGCCCTAACAAGCCAGATCCCAAGCATTGCCGGAACTACATTTGACCTTACCGGGGACGTCACAATGACCGCCGCTGCGCTGAACATTGGCTCAGCCAACAGCTATGTTGTTTCCGTTGACAATGATAGTCATAGCCATACGGGGGCGACCCTCTCTGCAATTCCAGGGGGGGACATTAACGCCGGATCAATAACTGGCACACAGATTGCTGGACTAACAATTACTGGCGCAAACATTGCAGCGGCTACCATCACCGCTGCAAAGATTGCGTCAAACACCATTACTGCCGCTGAGATTGCTGCTGATGCCATTGGGGCATCCGAGCTTTCAGACACCATTTCAATCACAACAAGCGGCACCATGACCCCAACCGGTACCGCCGACATTACCGGCACTTCGGGCTACAACTCCGTCTACATGGGCGGTTCGAGCGGTGTCTCAAAGCGTTTCTATCGCTTTACTGGTGTGTCTGAAGAGCGATTAAAGGAAAATATTACACCGACGTCTCTGGCGGCAGATGCCATTTACGGATTAAACCCTATCGACTTTAACTTTAGGGCCTCCGCCAGCGAGTTGTACCCAAATATTGAATTCCCAACCACCCGACAGTGGGGTCTAACCGTTGAAAATGCGCGCGAGGTATTCCCCTCTGCCGTTAGCGGCGGACAAAACGGCGAACCTTACGGCATCCACTGGGAGCGCATTTACTTTGGCATGCTTGTAGCCATTAAAGACCTAAACGCTCGCGTGCTTACCCTTGAAGAAAAAATAGCAGAACTCGAAGGGCGTGAATAAATAATCACCTCCAGGTAAAATACTGTTCTGCCTCGTAGCGGGCAATTCAGCATGGAGGTTCTTATGGGAGTTCAGTTTAGGGTTAAGTCACAGCTAGAATCGGACGCTGAGGCCAAGAAAGGCATTCTTGATGACTGCGGGCCTTCGTCTATGGCGGCATGCGTGTCTTGGGCGTTTAAATACGCCCCAGGGAAGGATTTCTCTGCTGCGGATGGCGTGGCCGCAAAGGCAAAGGCAACGGGAAAAGTCGAGAAGCAGGGCGTGTCCGACAACGGCTCGTCTCTCGGCGATCTCATTAAGACTGCTCGTGTTCTAGGCGCCGAAGCCCGCTGGGCGAAGGACTGGAACGACGTCATTGCAAGCGCCAAGGCTGGCGCAGCAATCGGCGTGTGGGTTGAACAGCCAGCCGGCTACCCAAAGGGTCTTGAAATCTCCGAGTGGCACGAAAAGTGGAAGCGTTGGTGGTGGGTTAAGCAGAAGCAGCCTAACCGAACCTACGGCCACATGACTGCTGCTGTCTGGGACAAGGATCTCGGATGGCAATGGATTTGCCCAACGCGTTCCGGCAAGGGCAAGGAGCAGTTTGGGGTCCTCATTAGCGAGGATACTCTGCTTAAGCTGGCCGATAGCAAGCGTGTTTCCAAGAAGCACGTTGCCCCGGCATTTAAGCACGTCATCATCGTCTCTGCGCCAAAGGGATGGGTCGCACCGACCCCAGCACCAACACCAGCGCCTGCACCAGCACCAGTTCCGGTTGCGCCGGTTCCGTGCCCTGCGTGCGGCGGCACTGGCATCAAGAAGTAATTAGGAGGTTTATCATGAGCGCAATTATTGCAAAAGTTAAGTGGATTTTTGATAACACGGGCATTGACGAGGCGCTTCTCGAAGCGTTCCGCGTTGGTCTTGCAACCGGTATCGCCGTGATGCTTGCTACTGGCGCCCCAATTCTGGACATGACCAACGACGACTTCCGAACCGTTGCGTCGGGTGCCATTGCGGCTACCCTCCAGGTTATTGTTCGGGCCCTCAACCCAGAGGACACTAAGTTCGGCGTCGGCAAGGCAAAGGCCGTTAAGGCTGAGGAGAAGGCCGCCCTTGCGGACACCTCCCACATTGCCGGCTCCGCCATCGACACCGACGGCGACGGCATTGCCGACGAGCTTGCTGGCAGCCTTGCTGGCGAGGCCTGGGACGAAGAGACTACCAAGTAATGTGGTATAGTGCACTTACGGCAAAAAGCCGCAAGTCGCAAGGAGGCCACTGATGGTCAAGAGCAAGAAGGTAGCCCCAAAGGCTGCCGCCAAGCCGGCTGTGAAGCCTGCTGCCAAAGCCGCCGCTAAGCCAGCTGCAAAGCCGGTTAAGAAGGCGCCAGCAAAGAAGGCCGTAGTGGCCCCAAAGGCTGAAAAGAAGTCCCTTCTTGGGAAGGTCGGGTCCTGGTTTAAGCGTTAACGCCAACTAGGGCGGCTGATACGGAGTACGCCCCGCATGTGCGGGGCGTTTCTCTTTCTACAGGAAAATATCCGTACCGTTACCGCGCTTGTCGGTAGTAGCCCAGCCTTCACCCTTGAAGACAACGCCAGCACCGCCAATAAGAATGCGCATAGGCTCCGCACACTTCTCGCACGGATACTCAGACTCATCGCTCATAGGGTGAACGACCTCAATGACCGATTCACACTTGTCGCACTTGTAGTCGTACGTTGGCATCTTACCCTCGCTCGTATGCTTTCTGCTCTTCCGCAAGTGCGGTCACCGCAGTCGCCCAGACCCTAGGAGTAACGTCATCAGGACGGTACCCGCCAGCCCCACCGTACAGGATTGGCATGTCGTGAAGTCCATCACGCATAGTCCGCATGGCGTTGTCGTAGCCCTTATAACTATAGTCGATTGAGGCAAGGGGGTCGAGCTTGTGCCCGTCCGCGCCGCCAGCAATGAACACATAGTCTGGACCAAAGTCGTCCACTACCGCAAGGAACTCGTTTACTGCAATCAGGAACTGCTTATCGCCATCCCCTGAGCGCAGCGGCAAGTTATAGACGTGGTCTTCTGGGTGAGACTCGTTGCCCGTGCCTGGGAAGATGCCCTTCTGGTGGACGCTATACGTCAGCACGTTAGGGTTCTTGCGCAGCAGGTTTTCCGTGCCGTCGCCGTGATGGACGTCAAAGTCAAACACTGCAACGCGCTTGCGGTCCCCGTAGGCGCCCTCTGTAAGCATGGTGGCAGCCATGGCTAGGTCTGCAAACACGCAGAAGCCACTGGAGTAGTCATGCTGGGCGTGGTGCTTGGCACCAGCAAAGTTGACGGCAAGCTTGGTGCGGCCTGCAACCAGCTCATCAAGGGCAACAATGGTGCCGCCAGCCATAAGCTGGGCAAGGGAGCCTAGGTCTAGTCGCTCGCCGCTCCACTCGCCAGAGAAGCCGCTCAGGACTTCGCCAATGTACTGCTTGTCGTGTACAATAGCAAGCTCATCAGGCGTGGCTGGGCGCGGAAGCACCTCGGCAATAGCCAGGTTCTGGAGTTCGGCCATCTCATAGAGACGGTCCTTGGCGTTCATAAATCGACGCCCCTGGGTAACCGTGAGCACCCAGTTTGCATACTCGTCGCTGTGGACGAGGGTAATATCACTCTTCATTGCTTCCTCCTACGTGTATTGACATGCCTCATTTGGCGTAGTCACATCTTAACACGTAGGAGGCGCCTTGTCAATCCCCGTCTTCGTCAAACGAAACGCGGAGCGGCATTGTTACAGCCCAAGCGAAGGTGAGCACAGCAAGGGTTGCCCCAACGAAGTCTCGCGTATCGCCATCTGGCAGAACAATCCAACCAACCATAAGACCGAAAATGGTCCACGACTGGCTGACTATATCATTAGTCGCCTGAGCCAAAAGGCTCTTCCACTTGCTCATTTTCCACCTCTCCTCTGCCCGTTTTGGGCTGTTTTAGCCTGTTGTGGCTTGGGCCCGCTGGATCGTCCTGCCCCTTGGCGGCGACCACCTGCTCGGCCCTTGCCTTTACCGCCACTGTCACCGCCGCCACTGAACCCGCCACCGCCAGAGCTTGATGCCCCGCGTGCGGCGGCTGCAGATACTGCGGCCTGTGCGATGGTCGTCATGATTACGGCTGGACCGACTACGGTTCTAGCCTCTTCTTTTTCTTCTTCGGTGATATCATTACCAAGATTGGCAACAGTGTCAATAGCGGCATTTACTGCCTCGCTCACTGCCGCAACAGCCTCTCCAACCGCCTCCGTAACCGCTTCTACTGCAGCGCCCGGATCAATTGGTCCAGGTGTGTCAGTAGGTACAGGGCTGGGATCAGGAGAAGGGGACGGAGAGTCCGTAGGGGTGGCCGTTGGCTCGGGCGTCGGCTCGGGTGTGGCAGTCGGGTCTGGTGTCGGCTCATTGGTTACCTCCGGAGTTGGCGTCGGTGTTGGCACCGGCGACGGGCTTACAGACGGCTCTGGCGTGGGCGTAGGGGCCACGCTAGGGCTCGGTGTTGGTGGTTCTGGTGTCGGTGTAGGTGTTGGCGTAGGGGTAGGCTCTGGGGTCGGCGTAGGAGTAGGCTCGGGCGTTGGGCTTGGGGTTGGTGGTGGCGGGGATGGGACAAACACAGAAACTGTCGCTGAGATGGGCGAATACACGCTAAGCGTGTCGTTGTCAGACCTTACCCAGAATGTGTACGTTTGATCGACGCCGCCGGTAATGGCAAAGACGTTGCTGCTAATGCCCATATTGGTTTCGCTGGAAGCAACAGCCCAGCCAGCAAAATCCCCAGTGGTCCAGAACACTCCGTATCGCTCAATGTCGGTGCCACTTGCTTCTGGAGCATTCCACGTCAGATAAACATTCCCATCGGTGTAGACGGTCACCATAAGGCCGGTCGGCGCGTTCAAATACGGGTCAGGTACTGGGGTAGGGGTTGGCTCCGGAGTTGGCGTTGGCGTTGGTGTCGGAGTGGGCGGTGGGGTTGGCGTCCACGTAGCTGATGGCGTTCCCGGCGCAAGTTCCGCTGCAAAGTTGCTGATCATGTAGTAGTGGTTTCCGCCAAAGCGGTCAGCCGTTGGGTCTCCGCAGCACACGCCCGCACGCACTCGGTATTCGCCCGCAGGCACAGAAACACGGATTGTTGAAGCAAGGGAGTATCCGCCCGTGTGCTCGGTAAACGAGTCGTCGTTAGCGGCAATCAACGTGCCGCTGCTGTCATACAGCCACAACATGGAATCAACTGTGCCAGGGCACCAGGGGGCAGTAGTGTCGTCGCACAGGTCGGTCCAGAGGTGCAACTCTCCCTGCTCTGGAACGGTAATCCAGAAATCCTGAGTGCGATCAACGTAATTATTTTGGCTTCCGGAAACCGGATTTACCACTACGCCGTAAGCGAGTGTTGCCAAAATAATCCAAATGGTAGCGGCAATAGCAAGAAACTTAGTATTCATTGTCCCTGCCCCGACATCCACGTAATGAGTCCGCCGACTCCTGAAAGTCCGAGAATGGCAAGGACAAACTTTGCAAGTCGAAAGGCCCCCCTCGTTTCGGCCATTTCGTTTTTGAGCGCGTCAATATCTCGCTGAATGCGGTCGAGCCTATCGAGAATGATGTCTGATTGGGATTTTGTCATGCGTCCTCCTTCTCCTTGGTGACGCATTGATTATCTCAAATAAAAAACGCAATTGCATCAGCAATTGCGTCTACGAAAAAAAGATTATGTTTGTATTATTCTTTAGGCGTTGACGTAATGTCTTCAATAATGTGTTGGCATTGTCCGCAATGCACGACAAAATCAACGCCAGACTCTTGCTCATACACGTTTGGAATGCCGTTTGCCTCACACTCAGCTGTCCGGCAAATTGCAGTCATGATAAGAATAACGTCGCTCATATCTCCTCCTTATGTTAGCGGTACGGCGTTGATCCGAGGATATGCTGTGCTTACTGTAACGCCAGTGCTGCTTTGCATGCGAACACCAACCGTAACTTCTACGGCGGTTGTGCCGACAGATGTGTAGACATCCATTCCGCTGACATTGGTTGAGTAGTTAATTCCGCTTTCAATGTTAACTGTTCGCGTGAAGAAGAGTAGACTACCGTCAACATAAATTTGATAAATAATGTATTGGTCGGTGTTTGTATTTGTATAAGATGCTGCCGTGTAGGTAATTAGCCACCGCTGACCAATATAGTTAGGCGTGAATGTTACTGCGTAACCAGCAATATCTGAATAGGCAGTACCAACGCTAGTTGTTTGGGTAACACCACCACCGCCGTTATAGCGCTGGGCAGTCATGCCGCTCTTGATAAATCCAGCAGACGTGATAGTTCCGTCAACCGTTAGGTCGTCTGTTGCTCCGTCAAGTGTTAGGTCGCTAAGAATTCTTACCATGGGGGTATATTACCCTAGAACAACAACCCGGTAGGTTCCGGCAAGGCTGATCGTGACGGTCAGGGTGTTGGTCGTGGCCGTTACCACGTCACAGAGCACCGCAGCATCGCCAGAATCGTACACGGAAACAACAACTGCCTTAGTCCCAAGGCTGTGGGTGACCGTCTTGGCCTCTCCGGCCGTCCAGGTGGCGCTGGTGTTGTAGCGAAGCGCTCCGCCGTAGGTTGAGGCAATGGCGGTGCCCTGCCACGTACCAGCAGAGATTGTGCCGACGGTTGTAATGCTGTCATCGCCGCTGTATGTTCCGCCAGCTACTGCGGCCAGGGTTGCGTTGTATGCCTGAACGTCCGTGCCAATCGCAAGGCCAAGGTTTGTGCGCGCCGTTCCAGCATCGCTTGCCCCGGTACCACCATCTGCAATTGCAATGTCAGTGCCGTTCCACACGCCGGTGGCGATTGTGCCAACCGAGGTCAGGCTTGATCCGGTGACTCCGCTGCCAAGGGTTGTTGCATTGAGGACGCTTGTTCCAGCAATCTCGTAGGCCTTGCCAGCGACCAGGTTAACGTCCTCTGAGAAGGTCCACGCGTCGGTAGCATCAACCCAGGTAATTGTCTTGTCGGTTGCGCCCTTAAGGGTAATACCGCCGCCATCGGCACCGGCATCCGTTGGGCTCACGACAGAGCCAAGCTCAATGTTCTTATCGTCCACCGTGAGGGTAGTTGAGTTGATGGTGGTGGTTGTTCCGTTGACCGTAAGGTCACCAGAAAGCACAAGGCTTGTACCAGTTGCTACGCCAATGTTTGGCGTGACAAGGGTTGGGGTGTTGGCAAAAACCAACGCACCAGTGCCCGTCTCGTCGGAGATGACACCAGCGAGTTCTGCGGATGTCGTTGCGGCAAACGCGCTTAGCTTGTCTGCGGTGAGCGCAAGCGTGCCGGTCGAGGCTGGAAGGGTAACCGTTCCGCCTGCCGTGGCGGCTGGCTGAAGGGTGGTTGTGCCAGACGACGAGCCCGGGAGCGCAACGCTTGAAATCCCCGTAAGGGCAAGGTTTGCAGACGAGCGGTTTAGCGCAACGCTGGTAGTACCAACAAAGGTTGTGTCAGATGGGTTTGCCTTGCCACTTGCAAGGTCATAGGCAGACTTGACCGACGCAGGCGTTGCCGCCTTGCTCGTTGAGGTGCTAGATGTTGAATCTTCAAGCTGGACTGCGCCCTTGACGGTCGTCGACGCGTCGGCAATGCTGATGGCTGGGGTGGTGCCACCTGTGGAGGAAATTGCGCCAGTTCCAGTAACGGCGGTAACCGTTCCTGAACCAGTTGAGAGGTTTGCCCATGCGCCGTTGGCGTATACGCGAACTACATCAAGAGCGGTGTCGTAGTAAACCTGTCCCTCAACGGGGGTTTCCGGAGCGGTAGCAAGGTTCTGTAGCCGAGCGTTCTGCAGCTCATTCTTCTGAAGGTCAAGATTGGCTAAAAACTTCATTTCTCTCTCCTAGTTTAAATATGCTTTGCCGCCAAACGCAGCAACAAAGCTGACAGTCAGGCTATTATTATCTATGTACGAGATATCGCCAATGACTAGCGTTCCTGCGCTATCAACCACCTCTACCGATGGAAAACACGCCAAGTTGTGCGTAATTGTCCACGTTGCCGAGGCGGAGTTTTGTGTAAAAACATAGGTTGAGTGGGAGGCGCCGCTACCCTGCGCTCCCTGGGGACCAGTTGCTCCCGTTGCGCCAGTGGCACCAGCTGGTCCCTGCACACCTTGCGGGCCCTGCGGTCCGGTTGAGCCGGTAGCCCCAGTGGCACCCGTTGACCCCGTCGAACCGGTGGGCCCCGTTGCGCCCGTCGGGCCCTGCGGACCAGTGGGGCCTTGCAAGCCCTGCACTGTGCCGCCGCTGGCGGTAGTAATGGTTAGCGTTGGGGCATTAACTGATACGGAGACGGGGCTAGTTGTAGCCGTTACGCTATTGCTTTGCTGCGTAACGTTAATAGTTTTCGCTTGCTCGGAAACCTCAACGGTCATCTGGTCACTTCTCCGGCCACTGTAAACAGGCCAGAGATGAGCTTCACCATGGCGCCGCCAACAGGGTTGACCTCCAGGTCGTAGACATACGTGCCTGGGGCAATAAGGCTAAGGGCCTCGTCTGATACGTAAACATCGACGGCACCGTTTGTGGTGCCAAGGACAATGCCCGTTGTGGTTCCATTTGAGCTGGATAGCCTAAGGAATGCCTCTTGGGCACCCTGTCGCCTGCGAACCTGCATAGACGCAGTGGCACCTGTCAGGTTGACTAGGTTTCCGGACGCGTCTCTATAGACCAGGCTAATGCTTAGATAACTTCCCTGCTCGGCCGTAATGTCATAAGTAGTCGACATGTGGCACCTCCGGAGAGCATTGTAATGTTCGCTGGCCGAAAGTGCCAATAGGTATTTTCTGCTATTCAATATGTTATGATACTTATATGGCAAGACCCGGACGTGTCCCAGCAGAGCAACTAGCAGCCCTCCGTGAGCGCATCAAAATGCTCATGTTGCAGGGCGTCTCTCTGTCTGAGATAGCGCAGGTCGTTGGTTTGAGCGAGGAAACCGTCCGTAAGCATAGCTATGTAATCAAGAAGTCCTGGGTTGACCCCACGGAAGACCCAGCAAGCAACAAGCAGGAGCTTATTGAGCGTGCCAACCTTGTGGCAAAGATGGCTGCCGCCGCTGCCGCGAGGGCAAAGGGCACCAATAACGAGGCGCAATTCTTGAAAATTCAACTCGAAGTCATCGACCGCATCGCCCGGCTTACGGGGGCCTACGAGCCAGACCGCACAGAAATCACGGGCAAGGATGGCGCCGCCATTCAACTTGCAGCCGTGCCGCATGAGATCGACACCCTCGCCCCGGCCCAGCTTGCTGCCCGTATGCAGGCTTGGGCAGACGCCATGAAGGAAGAGCCAATCGAAGGGAAGGCTGAGGTTGTTGAACAGCACGATTAGCAACGCCGAGTACCGAGATTGGCTTAGGAAGAAGGCGGTTTCCTCAGACGCCGCCTTTGCCGAGTACATGAGCGGCCTGGTTTTCCCCAAGCACCTTCGAGACATGGAAAAGTTTATGGACGAGCACGACCGTGCTTTGGTGCTTATGCCCCGCGGCCACGCCAAGACAACTGCCCTTATGTTCCGTGCCGCAAGAATCATTGGAATGACGAAGGGAAATATCCGCATCGGCATTCTTACCGCGGTGCTTTCCGACTCGCTCTCTCGTTCAAGGGCAATCAAAATGCTTATTGAAAGCCCGCTGTTTGCTGAAATATTCCCATGGGCAGCATCTGGCGTGATCGGCAGCAAGTGGACCGACGAAACCTGGACCATTAAGGGTGTAAACATGGGCAAAGATGCTACGTGTTTTGCCGACGGCCTTGGCTCTATTAAGCCCGGCGCCCGCCTCGACCTTCTCTTCGCGGACGACATGGTCGGGATGAAGGAGAACGCCACCGCAGTGCAGCGCCAAAAAGCATCTGACACCTATTGGCAAGTGGTTGACCCAATGCTTGTTCCTGGCTCAAAGAAGTGGTACGTGGGAACGCGCTGGCACGAAGATGATTTCTACGCAGAACTTATGCGCAAGGGTATTAAGGAGTACCAGCGCAGGGCCCTGGAAGATGGTCAGCCGTTGTGGCCAGAGATGTACACCGTAGAGACCCTAAACCAGAAGAAAGAAGAACTCGGAACCCCAATCTTCATGCTGCAATTCCAGAATGACGTTAACGCCATGGGCGGGAACATCTTCCGGCACGACTGGTTCCAGCGCGTCAACACCCTGCCGGAAGGAACCCGGCGTGTGGGCGTAGACCTTGCCTCGTCCGTTAGTGAGCGAAGCGACTACACCACAGCAGTTGAGGTCCTAGAAGATGCTGACCACAACCTCTATGTGGTCGGAGCCTGGAAGGATCGTATCAATGAGGGGCACCAGGAATGGCTTACTGGCGTCAAGCGAGACGGGAGCATGGGGAACGCCAAGGGTCCAAAGCTTTTGTGGCCGCAGCGGATGCTTGGCATGCGTGGGCTAAACCACGAGGCGGAAGAGCCGCGCTTTGTTGAGTCGGTAAACATTGAGGCCGTCCAGCATCAGAGCACATTCGTGCGAGAGATCCTTGGCGACACTACGCTCCCTGCGCGTGCGGTACGCCCCGACAAAGACAAGGTCAGCAGAAGCCGAGCGCTTGCAGCCAGGTACGAGTCGGGAAAGGTTTTTCACCTTACTGGTGCGCCAGGCATTGACGACCTAGAGCATGAGTTGATGTCGTTCCCGAACGGAGAGCATGACGACCTTGTTGATGCCCTGGTCTACTCTGCAGACCTCAGCGGAGCGTCGTTCTACTTCACGTCCGGGAATCGATTCTAACTACCAGGCCCACCACTCTTCGTGCCAAGGAGTCTCTCCTTGCGGCGCAAATAGGTCTGGGCCGAGATACAGCAGGTCTCGCGTGCCCCAGCGGACGGAGCAGCACATCACATCCACGGTTGCCCCGCTGAGAAGGATGCTTGCAGCCTCATCGGTTGTCACTGCCGCAGCAGAAGCTACCGCAGCAATCGCACCGCTAACGTATGCGGCGGCGCCTGATGTTCCGCTTGGGTAAAAGGTTCCGCGATTAGGGTCAAAAGTTGGAATCTTGTCTCCTGGCGACCAAATGCTAAGGCATGGCCCATGATTGCTGCTATACCAACGCATGTCTAGGGCGTTAGAGGCGCCAACAGTAATTGCGTATTCGGAACGCCCTGGGGAATAGTTGCAAGCGTTTTTTGAATTGTTTCCGGCCGCAACCACCACGGGGAATCCTGCTTCCGCAAGATTGTTTACCCAGAGATCAACGGTTCTGTTGGCAGGGCCGCTAAGGGACATGTTTACAACAGAGGTTTCAGGGTCTCCGTTTTTGTAAATCCACTTTAAGCCCTTAACAATGTTGGCAGGCGTGCCGTTTCCATTGCACGCAAGGACGCGAACAGAAACCATACTGACCGACCAGGCAACCCCGTACTGCTCGCTACCAATAAGAGAAGCAATAGAGGTGCCGTGGTTAGAGCCACATCCCTCAGTCCCGCCCTTAATAGCTGAATAGCCAGGAAGAATCCTGCCGCCAAAGATTGGCAAATCAGAAACCCCAGAGTCAACAATGTAGACAGTGATGTCTCTTCCGAGACCAGTTCCGTCCCAGGCGCTGCCGTCTGTCATCCCTTCGTGCTGGTCGATGCGGTCAAGTCCCCACTGTCCAGAGTACAAAGATTCCGCTGGCGCGCCAAGAGGCGCAATCACTAGGATTGCCGAAAGAAGAAGCTTAAACATTGTAATCACCGACCACTTCCTGGATTAACGCAAAGGTGTTTACTTCTTCATCAACAAAGATTGGCGTGCCCTCTCCAAGCCAGCCGCCTTGAATGTTAAACGAGAAATACTCTTCGGCTTCTAGGAAGAAGTCGCGTTCCTCTCCATCAAATGGAAAGGACTCATCCCTGCTGCTCTCAAATTCAGCGGCAAGTTTGGCAATGATTTTGTTCTTGCTGTACACAACAAACGGTTTATTGAATTGCCAGCCAAGGCCAATGATGCAATCTTCAAAGCCGTCCGCAACCAGGATTGGGTCTTTGTGGTTAACGCTAGAACTAGACATCTTCTTTCCTTTCCTTTCTTTGAAACACCGTTTTCTTAGAGCACACTCCGCAGTATGCGTTTCTGAATCCCTCAACCAAAGTGTTGTTTGGGTACTCTTTTATTGCCTCGCTTTGTCGATCATCTCCACACAGGCCACAAGCCCATACGTAGTTGTCAGTCTTGGGAGTTGATGACAAGTCGCGCCTCGCAAGTGTTGACTAAAGGTGAAACGGAAATAATTCCGTCATCGCGTGTTTCAATAATGTTGGCCGCAACAAGCTGGCGAACAAGGTCGTCGTTTTCGCTCCACCACTTTAGATAGAACCAGCCTTCGATAGGAGTCTTCCCCTTGACTTTGCAGGATAGCCGTGCGTATGGCTCGCCGGTGGTGGCGACAATGGCCGTGCAGTCCTCGCCGTCTTGGTCAACGTAAATAAGCTCGTCGCCAAACTTCTCCGACTTGTATTGATATTCGCGTCTACTCATCTTCACTCCTTCTGCGCGCGTGGCGCCTGCGGCCAGTATGGCCGAGCACCTGCAGTGAGTCAAGCCTGTCCATGAGCCTAGTTGCTCTGTCATATTTTTGTTTAAAATGATTGGCCCAGGTTGTTGCCTGATCTAGCAATGCCTCAGGACTTCTGGCTTCTATCATGCACGTAACTGGACCAAACTCAGTGCGCACAACCCCGATGTATCGCCATTTACTGCTTGGCGGCACGGGCGAAAGCACGGCTGCGGTGAGGGACGCGAGGATACCGCAAGAAATTAATATAGACTCTATGTGTGCTGTAACCTCTTGCTCTGCGCGCTCATCGTCGCCGTGACCAACGGGCTTAGAAATAATTCCAAGGGTGGCCGCAGTCGACATGAAAGAAGCAGCAAGCCAGCCGTATGACCAGTCGTCTGGGATCTTATTCTTTTTCTTCATCAGCCACAAAATCTCCTAACAACGATGGCATGGCATCGTACAGCATGGAAATGCTAATAAGACGATCAGCACGGCGGTGAGCTTGCGCTTCGGGCATTGGCTCGACTACGCCAATAACCTCTTTGCTTTCTGCGTCAATAATCCTTGCCGACCACAGCAGCACCCCGTCATCGTCTACGCCCTCGCGGGAATAGACAACTATTGCGCTTGGCAATTAAATGCTCTGTGCTTTTTCTGCCAGTGGCATGTCGCTGTATGCGCGAAGGGGGCAGTTCTTCCACCAGCAGGTATTGCCCGGCTCGCCTGCGGGTCCACCCGCGCAGTCTTCACACATAGCCCTAATCGCCAGGAGCATCCCGGTTGATTGAGTCGCCGCCTGGAGCTTGTCAATGTTTTTTTCCATCTTGGCAAGAACTTCTTCAAAGTTTACGGTTGGCGAAACAACCTTGCCCACTACCCCTGGGTCCATGCTGACCTTTGGCTCTATTTCCGAATAAAGCTCTGGCTGGTAGGACTGAAGGTAGCTAAGAACCACCACGGAATACTCCATTGGGATCTTTCTTTGACCTTGGCAATAGGCCTCAACCGTGCGCTCTGACCTCTGGGCTTCTTTGGTTGAGGTCTTGTTCACTGCGTCTGCAAGGTTCCTTGCAGCCTGCACCCGAGTGCCGTTTGGAAACAGCGTGAGGGCTATTTCCATAAGGTGCTCAGCCTTCATTACTTGCCACCGTTTGCTTCGCTAATGGCAACGGCCAACGCCTTCCAGTCAAAATCAATAGCGATTTGCCCGTGGTGTTTTGTCTTGGCGGCAAGCAAGAGATCGATTGTTCCACCAAGAGCGCGCCATCTGTTGCAAAACGTATAGTCCTCTCCGTACTGAATTTTTGTTTCCGGATCAACGGTATAAGAAAAGAACTCGTACAGTTTCTCCCCGCTTGGCTTTATAATGTAGTCATCTGGGCGCTCTCGCATAATCTTTTCAAGGGTTTCTCTCTTTACCATCATTGCACCAGTGCCCACTTTGAGAACCTTTGTAAAGCCATCTGCGTCAACGTTAAAAACGTCTTCAGTCGTGTTGAAATTTCCTTCGGCAATTAGCGCCGGGTAAACCTCGTGGGAGGTTCCTGGATAGCTGGTAACGAATTGCCCAAGGCGCTCCCATGTGACTTCGCGCTTTGCGCAGGGAAGGGCGGATATGTCTCGGTCGTGCCCTAGCAGGTACATAACGTGCCTGGGGTCAACTTGAATGTCGCTATCAATCATGAAAAGGTGTGTTGCCTTGCTTTCGAGGAAGCCAGACGCAAGTTCGTTGCGCGCAAGCGGCAGGATTGAGTTGCCGGAAATTACTTTCCAGGTAAAGCCAACACCGTTTTCAATGCACATCCTTTGCACGCCCATGATTGAGGCGATTGATCCAGCATGAAGACGGCCATCAAGTGTTGGGGTAGCAACAAAGATTCCAATTTTCTTTGCTGTGGCGGAGGGAGCGGCTTGCCTCTTGCTTTTTTTGCTCATTTCTTCTTACCCCCTAAAAGATCTACTCGCAGCGTTGCCAAATTCTTTGGTAGCTTATCCTTCCTGGCTTCACTTACAGGAAAATCGTTAGGCTTTTCCTCTGCCCTAACCAGCGTGCGCTCCCCGTCGTCCATTTTCCTGCCCCATTTTCCGCGCTGTAGCGCAATTGCAATCAGGGCATAGTTGGCAATGTCCATTAGTGTGTCAGACATTGATTCGTCCTCCCCGTCGTCAAAGGGTTCAAGGACTACCTTCCCGCCGACAATCTTCCCGTTTAGGAACTTCTTTGCTCTCGCCGATTTGTCGTGAGCAATTCTGCTAATGACGCCATGAATGCCTAGCTGCTCAATGTTGGCGTCCCCATACCGCTCCTGCTTGTCGCAAAGAAGCTTGTAGGCCTCGGAGTATATCTCCGCAAAGGTCTGCTCAAAGCTCTGATCGCTCACTGTCCAGCCCTCCTTTTAATAATCCAGTTAGCCTCGGTTTCGCTGATCCGCATAAGGACAGCGGCCTCAATGTCGGCCCCGCACACAATGACGTATGGCTCCTCATCTTGGGCGCTTCGTTGGTCGAGCAGCAGGGTAATGGGGTTGTCCTCGGACCACAAAAGCCAGATGGCCTTGACTCTTTGGCTTGGGAATAGGTTGTTTTCCATGTGCGGAGTGTAGCGCAGATTTTCCCAGGATGCCAAATGGAATTTCAGGGTGATAGCATAAACGTGTGATGCCCCACCTAACCGGGCATCGCCGCTGGTCGGGAGCAGTAAGCCCGGCTTAGGCGGGAAGGGCAACGGGGATGTTGGGTCCCCTGTACGGTGTTGGCGGCCGCGCGAGCCGACGGGCTGCGTCGCAACCAGGCGTTCCTCCGTCCCCTTCCCGCTGAAACCCTAAGGAGGAAACATGGCAGGAAAAAAGACACTCGCAAAGAATCAACCAGGGGACAAGCGCCCTGACAGCCTGACGCAAAGAGTTTGCGCGCGTTGCGGTGAGCGCATGCTTGCAAAGCAAATTAGAGCCACCTTGGCAATTAACTTTGTCGGCGAACGCGCATCAAAAGGCTTTATTCACCACCACGCTAAGTGCGCTTAGTCCCATAGGCTATAGGGATCGTCCTTAACTGGCGGCGTGTACCCAGGTACCTTGGTAATGTCGTTAAGAAGGTAGCCTGGAACAAACCAGAGCCGCTTGTCTTCGTGATAGAAACGTGGCGTCATTGCCTCTTTGCCCTCAATCCAGCCAACAACCTCAAAGATAAAATTTCTTGGATCCGCTGGTAAGACCAAAACAAAAACATCAGACTTCTTGTCCCCATGCCTAAGGGATAAGTCTTTAAAGTTTCCTGGGCGATATCGCACCTGGACGTTTTCGCCAATATCTGCGCCTTTGAACTGGTCAATATCCTCTCCGCTCCACGGCATGCCCAGGGCAAACGAGGCCGCAAGCTCACCCATGGCGCCCTCGACATGCTGCTTCCACCCGTCGCGCTCCCAGCCGTACTTATCCTTTAGTCCATCCTTGATGGCGCGCAGCTCCCTGCGGACCCCGGCAATTGCTGCACGGTCTGCGTCTTTTTCCATCAGTTGAACGTAAACAGAGTTAGGCATTTTCTCTTTCTTTAATCCTTTTCTGTAATGTGTTGCGCATTTCCGCGAACTGCTCTGACACCTGCCGAAGCGAGCGGGCATGAAAGTCCAACGCTTCAGCAAGGCGCTTCTCTGATTCTGAAACCAGACGCCAGCCCGACTCTTCGTACCGCTTCATGTCGTCAACGTCAGCGGCTATAGAATTGTAGGCTTTGCTCCTGTAGCCAATGCCGTTATATACGTATGTCCTCATTGTTTCGGCGCTTAGCCCGTAGACTTTTGCCGCCGCCGCGCACGCCTCTGTGACGCTTTTAGCCTGGGGGAATTTCCATACAAGCAACTGATGCAACTCAATTGGCAACAAATTTTTAGCCATTGTTTTTCCTTTCAACAAGAAAAGCCTTCATCTTATCCATGGCTGCCGCTGGGGTTTTGCCTTGCTCGGCAAAAACTTCACCCGTGGAGTTAACAACCTCAACTCTCCAGCCAATCAAAAGAAAACTTAGGCGGTCAAGCCCCCATTGGGGGGGCATGGCTTCCTGCAGCTCGGTCCACGCGCAATGGATGCACCGTGAATCTTCAGGGTTTTGGATAAAGCCGACAGAAGGGGAAGCGAGAAACCCCGCCTCCCCCTCATGCCCACACTCTTTGCCCTTAGTTGGCAACGGTAAAAGTCCACTCGCCATCATGAGTGAAGTCGGACAGCACCAAATAGAACGTTGTTTCTGCCTCTGGGACCTGGAACGTCAGCCACCCCTTGGCCTTGCGCCCAGCCATCAAGGCATTGCTTGAATCAAGCGCCGGCTCCTTGCCAATAAAGTAGTAGTCATAACCGTACGACTCGCTATCAACGAGTTTCCAGTACAGGGGGTTATAGGACACGCCATCAACAAGCGCCTCGTACTCCACCAGCACAGAGACAAACTTAAAGCCCTCATCTGGCCCAAAGTATTCGTTGTAGTCCGTATAAACGCTTGCCTCCAAGAGGCTGACCTTTACATCCGTCCACTCAATGTAGTAGCCGACGCCAGCAATCTCCTGCGTGGGCGTTGGCGTTGCCGTTGGCTTCTGCGTTGCCTGCGGGGTATTGACTGCGGTTCCTGCTGAGCCGCCGCACGCTGCCAAGAGCAGTGCTACTGCGAATAGGCTTAGAGCCTTCTTCATGGTTCTTCCTTTCATCTACAGCCCAGACAAATTCCAGGCAATGTGTAGATGATAGCCCCTCATGTTGTGGTTGTCAACAGTGGTGAGGAAGCCTGGACTCGAACCAGGGCCTAGCGAGATATAAGCTCGCTGCTCTAACCAATTAAGCTACTTCCCCTAGTTGACGCCGCGCTTTTGAGCAACCTTTGGCGCTGCCGGAGTGGGCGCTGGCCTTTCTACGGGTGTCTTGCCCGTTGATGCCCGAGCGTCCTGCACACCTGCCCACCAGCCCTCACGAAAGGCTGCGTCTGCCTCCGACTGAAGCTTGGCATACCTTATCGACCCGCCAGAAGAGGCCATAAAAGCCCCCACGGCAAAGCCGAGCAGGAAAATACCAATGACCTGAATGATGTCCATTTGCAAATCCTCCTTGCTAGTGATTCTATCTGCTGGGCATTACAATAGCACGAATCAGCCGTGTAGTGGGGGTAACCATGCCTGGAGAGTGGAAACGCTTTCGGACCGTATACGACCCTGCCGCTCCCAAGAGTGATCGGCTGGAGTGGCGCCCCACCCTGCGGTTTGTTGCCAAGGTTTGCCAAGAGCAGGGCATTGCCCTAAAGCGCGTGCATGTTCACTACCACCCGGAAGGCGAAGACAGCATTCCAAGCAGCCATCCTTTTGGAGAGGCAGAGTATTGGAACGGCGTGATCTACCTGTGCGCCTGGGACGAAGACACAATCCTTCATGAGCTTGCCCACGTCTGGTCTGAGAGCTGGCACACGCCCAAATGGGCGTCCCTCTATCTGTCACTTTGCGAACACTACATGTCCCGCGAGGATTTTATGGAGGCCGTTGTTGGCACCGCAGCAGAAATGCCAGTAGTCCGGCACGCGCTAAAAAGGATTTACGGTATTACTGTTAAGGTCGGAAAGAGAACCCCTAAGGAAAGCCGGCCAATGTCCGACGAACAAAGAGTTCACGGTCGGCATTGTAGCTAGAAGCGCTCTCGTTTCGGTCGCATAGCTCGTCGCGACCGTTGACGCCAATCCATCTGTGCTCAACAATTTTGTCTTCCACCCTAACTATTTTATTGTAAGACAAAGCTACGTCAGTAAATTCATTGTCGCAATACACGGAGATATAGTCCGGGTGGTAGATGTAATTAAACCTTTCGTACCAGTTTCTTCCGATAAGGATTACGGTGGAAACGGTTTGGCTATTGCCATACCCGTCCGGCGGCCACACCGCCCCGTCCAGGTCGGGCCAGCTTTGCTTAACTAGGTTAATCATCTTTTCATCCCAGTCTTGAACAATCGGAATCATGTCGTCCTGCGCAAGGAAGAGCACTTCCCAATAGGGGTTTGCCTTGTCAATGTCTGCATTGATTGCCTGGATTTTTGTTTTCGATTGGCCATAAAAGTATTTTAAGTCGGTCCCAAAGGCAACCATTTTGTCAAATGTTTCTCGTACCTCTGGGTTGTTCATTGAGGAGTCATCTTCGTCCATGGAAATTACCCACTCAACATGATGCCTGCCGGATGCTAGGCGCATATATTCCGCCAACGTTTCAAAGAACTTCTTCTGCCTAGACCTAGTTGGGAACTTTACTAGCAGGTGCATTGTTATGCCTTGCTTGGATAGTAGTAGTAAATCTCACCAGGTATTCTTACTTCCTTATGCAGGACGATCCGAATGCGCTTTGAGAAGTCTAGATCCTCTCCGCTGTTGATTGGCTTAAAACCAAAGCGCTGAGCAATCTCAGTCTTTATGGCGTTAAGATGATTTGGTGTTCGGTAATAATTGCCGTCGTCTCCAGTAAACCATCCATCGTGCTCAATGGAATGATCAAACATTCTTGAAGTCCCATTCTGGAAGTAAATAATACCCGTTAGTGTCGCGCAGTCCGGACCAGACTCCAGGGCTTTCAGGACTTTTTCAACGTAGTCAGGGCTTACCATGTCGTCGTCATCAATAAAAGCGCAATACTCCCCAGCCGCAGACTGCAGTAACTCGTTGCGCTTCTCCCCTATGGTCATCTCTCCATCGTCTACGAGGTGTAGGATCTCAACTTCGTTTGTTAGTTGATTAATTAGCACGCCCAAGAGTCTTTCCAGCTTTTCTGCGCGTTCGCTTACGGAGCAGATTAAAAGCGACAGCCGCTTCTCCTTATGCTCCTCTTCCTGTGCCGCAAATTTGTTAGGCATCCACGTAGACATATTTAAACCTCGCTGGCCATCCACCGGTATGTCCGGTCTAGTCCTTCGGCCAGGCTAATCTTTGATTCCCACCCTAGCAAGTCAAATGCTCTCTGCGCATTAACGGAACGGCGTGGCTGACCGTCAGGCTTTGAGTCGTCCCAAACAAATTTACCCTCATAACCAACTACCCTGGCGATCATCGTTGCCAGTGTTTTGATCGTAATTTCCGCACCTGCGCCGAGGTTAATGGGCAATGTGGGCACGTTTTTTGCCGCGGCCCTCACAATTCCTTCGGCAGCGTCGTCCACGTAAAGGAACTCCCTGCTTGCCTCTCCCGTCCCCCACAGGCTTATTGAATCCGCCCCGGACCTCTTGGCCTCAATGCACTTTCTCATGATTGCTGGGATTACATGGGAGGTTTCGGGGTTGATGTTGTCGCCAGGACCGTAAAGATTTGTTGGAATTACGTAGGCGATGTTCATACCGTATTGCTGGGCATAGGCCTCTGCCTGCACCAGCAGCATCTTCTTGGCCACCCCGTAAGGCGCATTGGTCTCCTCTGGGTACCCCGCCCAGAGCCCCTCTTCTACAAAAGGCGGCTTTGCGTATTTGGGGTAAGAGCAAACGGTGCCCACCACAACGACCTTGGATGTCTCAGCAATGCGCGCCTGCTCTATGACGTTTAGTCCCATCATGGCGTTGGCATACAGAAATCTTCCGGGAGACTTCATGTTTGCGCCGATGCCGCCAACCTCCGCCGCAGCGTGAATGACAACGTCTGGCTTTGCTTCTTTGAAAAGTTGAGCAGTTTGGACCTGCGACGTCAGGTCCCAGTCCCAGGATCTTGGGATAAGGACGTCTGCGGTGTTGTGCAAATCTAGTCGCTCAACGATCCGCTCTCCAAGAAAGCCTCCGCCGCCCGTTACGAGAACTACTTTGCCGCGAAGCTTGCTCATCTTGCTTTCTCCATGTCTGCTTTAAGCATGATCTCAACAACCTCTTCGAACTTAACCTTTGGCTCCCAGCCAAGGATGTTCTTTGCCCGAGTGGCATCGCCACAGAGCTCATCAACCTCGGCCGGTCTAAAATATCGCTGGTCGACCTCAACATAATCTTTCCAGTTGAGACCGACCAATGAGAAAGCCCTTTCGCACAGTTCCTGAACTGTATGCATCTCCCCCGTGGCGACTACGTAGTCTCCGGGCTTGTCCTGCTGCAGCATGAGCCACATAGCCTCGACGTATTCAGGAGCGTACCCCCAGTCCCTTTTTGCTTCCAGGTTTCCCATAACAAGTTTGCTTGCGCGTCGTGCCGCAATATCGGCAACCCCGCGGGTAACTTTGTGGGTAACAAAGGTGTTGCCACGCCTTGGTGATTCATGGTTAAAAAGAATGCCGTTGCTTGCATGAACTAGGTATGCGTTGCGGTAAAGCCTTGTCATGTCGTGAGCAAACACTTTTGATATGGCGTACGGGCTTTGTGGGTTGAACGGAGTTGACTCCCGCTGAGGGGTTTCAAGCACCTTGCCGTACATTTCGCTGGAGCTTGCTTGGTAGTAGCGGACATCCCAGTCTGCCCACCTGACTGATTCAAGTAGGCGCAAGGTCCCAATGGCATCTGTCTGTGCGGTGAATTCCGGGATGTCAAAGCTCACCTTTACGTGGCTTTGGGCGGCAAGGTTGTAAACCTCGTTTGGCTTGATCCTTTGCATCAGGGCGTTGATGGAGCTGCCGTCAAGCATGTCTCCGTAGTGCAGGGCAAACGGCACAGAGCCCTCTTTTGCCTGCTCAATGAGGTGGTCTATTCGCTGCGTGTTGAAGTTGCTGGCACGTCGAATAACACCATGGACTTCATAGCCTTTGCTGAGCAACAACTCAGAAAGGTACGATCCGTCCTGGCCAGTGACCCCAAAGATCAATGCTTTCCTTGCCACGCCGGGAGTATACACACATAAAAGTAGCCCGTAACTTGCGTGTCGTGTAGTATCTTTGTGTGGTAGAGGACAAACAGATTCCCCAGGAGCCAGAAGTAGACCCAGAAGAAGTTATAATGACTTGTCTGAATTGTGGAAGGCGAATGAGCCACCGAAGCTGTAAATTGATTTGCGAATGCGGCTACTATGCCTCCTGCTCAGACTACTACTAGGAGTAATAATGACTAGCAAAGTGACTGTCATTACGGCAACCATCCCCGGCAGGGAGGAGTTGCTGGAGCGCGCCCGGAAATCTGTTGGAGAGCAGACGGTGCAGCCGCATGCCCATTTGATGAAGCTTGACGTTGACAGAGACGGCGGCGCTGTTACAAAAAATAGGCTCTCTGATTTTGTTGATACAGAGTGGTTTATGGTGCTGGACGATGACGACACGCTGTTGCCTAACCACATTGAAACACTGCTAAGGCATTCAGATAACGCCGACGTTGTGTATTCGTACGCAGAGGGCAACGACAGATACAACCGCCCGTACAGCATGGAAGAGCTCATGCGCGACTCTATTGTTTCGCACACCGCCTTAATCAGGAGTAGCCTGTTTAGAAAACTTGGCGGCTTCCCCGTTGAGAGCGGTTACGACTGGGAACTCTGGAAGGCTGCTGCTGCTGGCGGGGCTCGGTTTGTCTGCGTCCCAGAAAAGACATGGCACTACGACCTCGACCTTGCGCGCCCCCACGAAAGCCTGGGGGGTCTGCCATGGGCGAGCGAGAACGCCTAGTCATTCTTTCTGCTGGTAAGGCGACGCGCCTTGACGGTAGAAACAAGTTGCTTGTTGAGGCTGGCGGGATGTCGGTGCTCGATTGGCACAGGCGCTCTGCTGGCGAACTCATTACCGACATTGTTGTTCGCTCACCTGACTGGGCCGAAGTAAACAAGGCTGGGGAGCACTGGGTTTCCGGCGTCCTTATCCACGACGGCGTTGATGGCCCCGCAGGCGCGCTGCGCCACTACGTCTCTCACCATTGGCACAACGGTCCGCTTACAGTCATTTTTGCTGACACACTTCTCCCATCAATCCCCACTCACGTGGGCTCCTGGGTAGGCGTTGCGCCAAACCCTGGCCGAGTCTGGGATTACCAGCACGACTGGACATGGGTCCGCGGCGTACCCGGGGGAAACGTTTGCATTGGGCTGTATCGCTTTGAGAACACGGCTGCGCTTCGACAAGTCCTTGCCGACATTCCAAACTATGGGCAAGAGACCCCGATGGTTGACGTGCTCAACGAGTACGAAAAGATTTACCATATGCGCTCAGTTAAGATTGATGGCTGGCAAGATGCTGGAGACTTTTCGGCAATAGAGAAAGTAAAGGGGCTATAATGTCTTACATTTTGCGCAAGCTTTCAGAAGAGCTGGTTGTAGTCCTGCTGATTGGCCTTGTCTCGACTACCACCGCCTGGACTGCAATCCAAGCATCCTTTCATAACAACGCATCGTCTGCCGCCTATGGCGACTATCAGTTGATTGTTGCGGATGCGAATAATCTGTGGATCACGGCAGAGGTCAAGTACCGGGCCGACCTACTGACGTGGGACACCGGCCTTGGTGGCTCATATGAGTTCAGCGTGTACGCGGTGCCGTGCCAGACCAAAATCTTCCCCGCGACCCAACTGCCAGACTGCGCGGAGTATATGGACGCCGTGTATGGCCCATATAACCAGATGTACGACAGCGGAGACGAGCCGCTTGCGGTGTCTGAGACTGAGGGTAACTACAGCAACCGACTGCAGGTACTTACGGGCATTTTTGCCGTCGCCCTTTTTGCCCTAGGCGTGACCTCGCCCATGAAGAGCAGGAAGAACGCCTCTTACCTTGTCGCGTTTGCCGCAGCCCTTTGGGTGGTTGGCATTGGCCTGATGGTCACAATCCCCGTCATTTTGCTGTAAGGAGAACATATGTCATACGCTCTTGCTAACATTCCGCCGGTCTCCTGCTACGTTCGCAGGGAGTATCTGCGTGACTTTCAGGATGGCTACGGTGAATTCACCCCAGCATATTGGGTCACGGTCAAAGCCATTCGAGCCCGCGCCCTGTACATTGAGGCATTCCTTCCTGAGTACGGCGCCCTGTACGACAAGCTGCCAATCAGCGCGTTTGTTTGGAAGCCAGAAACCCCAAAGCCAGACCTTAAGCTTGGCGACCTACAGCTTTGGGATGCCATCTCGCCGCAGTTAGCCGTGGTTGAGAAGGCAGTATTGAAAAACATGCGCTGCAAATTCCGAACGCCCGCAGGGGTGTGGAGCGAAGGGCACTACTTGTTTACCGTTGACATGGTGCACAGCGACCCCAATGAGATTGACGCAAACTGGGCACGCGTTCCGTCTGAGCATAAATCCTATAACTTTATGCGCTTAGACAACGGGCAATTTGCCGCCCAGCCAAACAACAGGGTGCTGTGGTTGGACGAAGCACTTGTCTACAAGGAAACCAAGATGCCGGACTTCAAGGTTTCTACAAGGGAGTTCTCGGCGGAGGGGGCCCGGTGGAGACTTGGTGATAGCGATGCCTGGGGCTACGACGACCAAGACAAGAAGGCTGAAATCAAATTTGTTCAGCCAATTGACCAAGACCCGATTAAGGCCATGGCAAAAACGCTTAAAGTAATTGAGAAGAATATCCGCACGGGTTCCGTTTCGGATTAGCGCCGCTGGGTAGGAAAGGAATAACCACCCCAGCGGCAATTACGACTATAACAGAACAGATGTTCGTTAGTAACTTGCTGTTGTGCTGTGGTGTTTGTTGGCGTACTCAACAGCGTCCCGTTCGTACTTACGCACGGGGGTTTCGGCCTCAATAAAGCCACGGTAGAACCCGCTCAACAGTTTCTGGAACTTCGCGGGCTTGTGATAGCCGCCAAGCATCATGCGAACCCCACCAGCAAAGTTTATGACTCTGACAAGGGCAATCCCGCCATAGTCCGACATCAAATGAAAGAACCCTGGCGTTGCGGTGCCGTCGTTAAAGTTTTTATGGCCCGACGGGAAGCCTGCCGCCTGGTTAATTAGGTTGACAGTTGCCTGCAACGTGCTCATGGTTAGCGAGTGGTCGCAGCAGTTACCCTCCGAGCACCCAACGCACCCACACTCCTGGCAATCTTCAGGCTCCATTATGCCCTCCCCTTTTCATCCTGCTGGATGTGGCTAAGCTTTATATCGGTCAACAGGTTAATAAGGGCTTGATACAAGGTGTTGCCCTTACCGTACCCAACGTTAAGGAGCGTTTTCTCTTCAACGCCCGGGTACACCTTGCTCTCTTCCATGCGTTCAACAGCCGCAGAGGCGCTCCAGCGCCCCTCCTTGCTCTGCTCAATCAGCCACAGCCGCTCGCCGTCGCGCAGTTCTCTTTCCACGCGGGCGTATGCGTCAGTGATGCATTCTGGGTCGCCACACGTGTGGCGGAAACCGTGCATACTTGTGCTTGCCATGTAGCATTCCCTTCTTATAGCCGACTGGTCGTCGGGTTCTTTTGGATGATACGACCGTTATCTTATCGTGTCAAGCGCTATTTACTCGTTGGTGATCAGTTTTGCCGCGCCGATAATGACGCCAATTACAGAAATAATTATCCCGGCCTGCGTTGCCCACCAAACAAGTGCCCAGTTGGGTGAGGCAATTGCGGCGTAATGACCGTCCTGCTCTACTTCTGCTGACTGAAGGTATCGCTTTACAACCTCTTTGCTGTACTGCCGTAAAAAAATAATCATGCCTGCGCTCATGACCAACAGAATTACTCCCGTACCGCCGTGGTTATAGGTGGGCATAAGGTGGCAATACTCCTGAATTACCTCAGCGCAACGTTTCTCCGTCAGCACAAAATACCCCCCAGATTTTTTACACAAGGTTCGCCAAAACCAGTATGATACAAAACGATTATACTCACTATTTGAGGACTTTTAGCGCACGGGGCGCCTTGGAGTAGCGGGACAGGCGCTTTTCCGCCACCAGGGCAGCGATTGCGCGTTGAATGGTACTTCGACCGCAGTCCAGCGTGTCCGTGAGCTCTGTGACCGTCGGGGCCTGGTTCCAGCGCTCAATGTGCGCGCGAATCTCGGCGTACACCTCGTCGGGGCGTGGCGCACCATCTACACGTCGCGCCTTCACGCCTGTGCCTCCAGTTGCTTCTGCTCATGACGAAGGTATGCCTGCTCGCTCTGGTCAAGGCACTCACGGCACAACGGCTTAGCACCGTACTGGTCAACCCATACGGCCTTTGCCTCATTGAAGCACTTGGCGCACTTAATCTGTGTCTGGGATTGTCCGTCTCGCTCTAAAATTATTGGCTTCATTAGGCCACGCTCCTTTCGTACTCTTTATGTCGGGTAATTCGCGCATCGCAGCACTTGCGGCAGAGCCAATATTCAAACCGTGCTGGTTCACGGTAGGTGAATTTCACAACTGCTCGGTCTCGGCTATCCCACGGGCAGTCATTGCAGGGGACGCCTTTTTCCAGCTGCTTGGGCCAGCTTTGGAACCACTCAACCTTCTGCATTATCAGCCTACAAATCTTCGCAGGACCCCGTGCACCAGTCGCTTCCGCAACCGGGGCAAAGACCCTGCTCTCGTGCGGATTGCTGCAGTTCAAACACGTCGACTTTCACCGCGTCCAAGAACCCATTGCAGCAACTGCATGCCGAGTAGCGCGTAGCGCCACCGCTATCGTCGCAATCAACGTGAATGTGGCCCTCAATGTGACCTATATGACTAGCCATGTTGTTCCTTTCTACTAAATACCCCGCTGGGTTATGGCGAACCGCTTCCTTCGAGCAGAGAGGTCCCACATGGTCTTTCTCTTTTCCCCAGAAATTGTTCCCCAGCGGGGATAGTCGTATGGTACGACGGGATGGTACGGGTTGTCAAGTGGTGACCCCGGCAGGATTCGAACCTGCGACCAACTGCTTAGAAGGCAGCTGCTCTATCCCCTGAGCTACGGGGCCGCGGAACCTAATCTTTAGCGGGTAGGAAGCGTTTTTTGCTTTTCGCGGGTTGCTGCACTCTGGGCTAACTTCTTCGCCCTCAGCGCGGGGTCATTCTGCTCGCGAATGGTACGCTCCTGGCGCTGCTCAAACTTGCAGGCACGGCAGATATGGTCCCCCTCTGCCTTGTAGAATTCATGATCGTGGGGCCAAGCTTCCTTGCATCTTTTACACGTTCTCTCCACGGGATTCTCGTCGTAAAAGCCCAAGGTGTCCTCCTGCTATGCGGTGGTCCAAAACGCAAATAACGCCAAGATGATCCCCACCAGGACGGTTATCCCGCCGATGAGTTCCAGCAAGTGTTGCTCCTTTTCGTCCATGGTTGTCCTCCGCAGTCTAGGGGATGTTGGGTTCTTTCGCTTGCGTGCCAGTATCCATGCTGTGATTAAGGATAAACCAGCCAAGGAGCCTCGGGCTCGGCCCGAAAACGCCGAAGGCGGTTGAGCCGTGAGGCGAGGGTCCTGGTGCTGTGAAGCAGGCTCCACTTACTCTTCGTCCTCTGGCTCACACCACCCACAGTAGTTATCATCGCCTACAGAGCCGTTAAACTCATACCCGCAGACGATACACGCGCTCATGGCAGATAACGTACTTCAATCTTCCCGCCAGGCTTCCCCTTCCGACCAAGTGCCTCCCATACCTGTGGAGAGAGGTCAATCAGCGACCATGCAGACGTCGGTCCATTCGGATGACGCTGTCGGCAATCGCAGTAGTCGGCAATCCAGACCTCTACGGAGATGCCTGTCTGCAGCGAGGTAACGAGGACCTTGTGCTGGGGGACGCCATGCCACCCTGGCATCTGGTCGCCAATGCGCTTACGGAGTAGGGGCCCAAGTGCTGCGTACATGTCGTTCAGCGTGGTTGACCATGGGCGAACCAACTTTAGCCAGCCACCCATATCGCGCTGATAACAGTTGTATTCGGGATGCTTTGCACAGAGTGATGGGGTCAAACGGTTGCCTGCTGGGTCTTCTTGTACCCAGGTCTTTGGGCTGTCGTACCACGAGCCTGCAAAGTCGAAGGCGTCATACGTGGTGCCGAATCCGGTCAGGACTGGGGCGTTTGCCCAGATGCTGACTTCTTCCGTTGGTGTTGGTGCTGGTGTTTCCAGATACCAACTGTCGCGTTGGTCGGGCGTCGTGCCAAGCGAAATGACTGGCGACGGTACCGACGTGTAGATAAGAACTGCCGTCCATACGGCGGTGAGAATCTTGGTGACCATTGCTGCCACCTCCTTCTGCAAGCATGGTACCACGGGCTTGACTGGCGTTGTCAAATGGTATTTTTCTAAACGACCTACAGGGAGTGGTGGTTATTTGTGGTGGGTAGTGGGGTGGAAAGGGGAAGGAACAGGGTTACGGGGGAAATGTGATATTCGGGTGGAAAGTTTGGCGAACCGTTTACATCGGTCGCGACTGTCCAGGGGTCTTACCTCTCACCTCAATACCCCATTCCACGTTATATTCGGGTTATTTCACGCTGCAACTATCTGCCCTCGCATGCATAAAACCCCAGTTATGCACCAAGTTATGCATAAAACCCAGTTATTCCAGTTATTTGCCCCCTTTTATGCAAGTTATGGCCCCAGTTATGCCGGCAGTTAGTTATTTTGTGTAGTTATTGGAGTTATTTGAGTTATTTCGTGCACATATTTGACAAACTGATACAAATTTGGTAGAATGAGGGAGTAGGCCCTGTTCTCAGCCCTATAGGGGTCTGGCAGGGGGGTACTTGACAAGATACGACTGGGCAGAGTAAGATAGTGAAGCCTCAGTTGAGGTTGTTAGAGAGTAGGAGGATGGAGATGTCCCTAAACTGGTATGTCGCAAACATTAAGAATAGTGATGATGTGTGTTGGCTCACTGCCACCAAGAACAGCGTCATGGATGGGCGTGTTCGAGGTGAGGAGTACCTACACCCCATTACTAATACCCTGATTTGGGCAACGATGGCGATTGGCCTGAGTGAGATTACCGCGGAGAACCTTGATGAGTGGGAGGCGCGCTATGCCCTTGCCTATAAGGTGGGGTGGCTCTCTCCTCTGACGGTATGGAACGGCGAGCCAGTCGGCCCTGATGGGAAGAACGCTCACTGCTTCACCGAGCGGTACATCACCCGTGCGGACTTGGAGCAGCACATTGGGCTCTCGACGAACGCCAACGATGAGTCGGCTTCGGCGTGGCGCAAGCGGGTTATCGAGCGCATCACCGAGGAGGCCCTTAGTGAGTCGAAGCACCGCTCTGAGGAGAACGTTGCGATTGACGCCATCTGGCAGAAGGAAGGCATCGAGCTACGCGACCGCATCCGACGTGGGGAGACCACCAAGGAGAAGGAAGCCCTGCCAGAGTCCCAGCCAAACGACTAGTCAATGGGGGGCTGCCCTTCGGGGTGGCCCCTCTTGACTTGATGATACTTTTCTTGTATGATGGTTGCGAAAGGGGGTAGCGTATGATTCGGACATTTGTATACATTTGTATCTGGGGTATGTTCTTCGGAATGTTCCTCTAAAGAATAGTTGATAGATAGGAGGACGCTATGTACGTTCATCAGTGTGCAGAAGACACCACAACGGAGATTGAGCTCCTAGCAGCAGTTCAGGCGACCCTTCGAACGGCAGTGTTTGGCAATGGCCGGACATTCTGGTTGAAGGATGACTCCGACATCCATGAGGATGCCGCGGGGGTTATGGTCGCGTCAATCTATTGCTCGGAGTGCGAGAAGTTTGTCGTAGACTTTAATAGCGACTACGTCAATGGCAAGAGTTTGTCTGACGTCGAAGATGCCCTTACTGAGGGTGAGTTCGAAAAAGACGGCATCGTATGGATGGAGGAGTAGTTATGGCTCGTAGTTATGTCATCACGCTACGTATGGACGTAGATGAGCGTGCAGACCACCCAGCCAACTGGGATTGGGCTACCTTGCTTGACCTGCCGGATTCCGGGGGCGTCGAAGTTTTGTCTGCCGAACCCCTTGACAGCGAGGGGTCGGCTGAGGTAAACTATCTAACGGCGGGTTTCCGCTCTAATAAGTAAGTAGGAGGATGTATGGGTCAGTATCACGGACTATTTAACATCGACAAGAAGGAAATGATTTTCCCCCACGAGCTGGGCTTTGGGGCGAAGCAGTGGGAGCATACCGGCTTTGCGGGTTCGCTCTCTGACATTCTGTATGCGCTCTGCGCCTATCGGACACATCGTGGCGGCGGCGACTTCGCTGACGACAACGGTGAGTTCAAGGGGCGTTGGCACGGCGACCGCGTCGCGGTCATTGGCGACTACGCTGAACTCGGCGACCTGCCAGAGGTATGGAACGATGCCTTTGTCATCAAGGAGTACAACGGCGAGACGTTCAAGACCTTCAACAGCGCGCGCACTAGCGAGGACGGCTTCGAGCCATTCTTCCGCGACATTGCGGGGGAAGTTAGACCTCACATTGCGAAGCTCTGGGAGCGCGAGACGGATGACTTGCAGTCCCTGAGCAAGAAGTACGAGCACGTCAGCCAGGCGATTGCTCGGTAGTTGACAGAATGATACTGGTGCGGTATACTCCCCTTCGGGGGAGATACCCCCAGTAGAGTAGGAGGACGAGATGGCAGTAAGTTGGGACAAGGTAGAAGTCGCCGTAGAGTTGGCGAAGGGCATCGCGTTTGACGAGTGCCACAAGATTTACGTCTTGATGGACGACGAGCAGATGAAGTTGATGAAGGGCTACGGGTACGACCCGCTGTTCTCATCTAACGACCTTACGCCGAAAGAGATGCTGGAAACCATTAAGACGTGGTGGGACGCATCGTGCGGCTTGCGGTTCGTCAATGGTGTTCGCACTGTTGCGGGAGACCCAAACGAGGGCTTTATCAACTTGATTCCGCAGGGTGCGGAGTTTGAGGAGGAGGAAGCTTATGCGTAAGGTACTCGCCCATAAAGGCTGCGAGCACCGAGGGGACAACCCACGGGGCGTCTATGCCTACACCAAGCTGTACGCTTCTGCGAATCCAGAAATCTCTGAGACGGGTGAAATCGTCTGGGAGACTGGAGCCCCTTGGGAGGGGCCCCTGTATGCGTACGAACTTGTCTGTTTCGATTGCGACACCACCATCCTGTTGATGGAGGAGATTGAGACCTACAAGTTGACCTATGCGGTTGGGCATTACCCAGCCGACTACAATGTCGAAGTTATCGACATCGCGTAGTTAGGCTTCACGCCTAGCCTGCAGGACACCCCTAGTTAGGGGTTGCGGGTAATACGGGGCTGGTTGGTGTCCTCCGGCCAGTCCCAACAACTTAAGGAGCACGCATGACGGAGAAGCTAGGGCCGAAGTTAGAAACCAGACGCGACGTAGGGGTGGCCTACCTCCGGAATGAGGAGCTACTTCTTTTAAGCGTGCCGCTTGAACTTATCGACGAGCTTTGCGAGCAGCTTGGGACTGCGTCTGAACTTTCGAAGGTCATCAAGGCGCAGGTTGCAGGGCCGGACATTCGCAAACTAGACGCTTGACAAACTAATACCTGTAGTTTATACTGCCCTAGTGGCAGTTGCCATAGTAATAAGTATGTAGGAGGACGAGATGCCTAACTGGTGTGTCAATCAACTAGATGTTCAGGGCGACGAGGCAGAGGTCGCACGGCTTATCGAACTGGTCAAGGGCGACGACGATGCCTTTGACTTCTCGAACATTGTGCCGATTCCCGACAGCCCCTATTACGCGACCAACGAGGGTCAGAACGATTTCCTCTGCGGCTGTAAGAAGGTCTGGGTCGAGACGAAGGCGCAGGTCGGCAAGTACGACGAGGAAGGCTACGAGAAGGCTGAAGGACATTGGGAAGTAAACGGCTTGCCTATTGTCAAGGAGATGCTGGATAACGGCACGCTTCACGACTCGGTGGCACAGATGTTCGGCGGCTCTGAAGTCTGCCCAACCCACAAGGTCGGACAGATTTCTTCGCAGCCTGACTGGTGGTACAACTGGAATGTTGCCAACTGGGGTACGAAGTGGAACTGCGGTGATGTGTGGCACGACCGCGCCGACGATTCGGTTGTCGAGGGTAAGACCTCATACAACTTCGACACGGCGTGGAGTCCTGCGGAGCCTGTGGTTGCCGCTCTTGCCGAGCAGTTCCCGACACTCTCGCTTACGCACCGATACTGCGAAGGCGGTATGGGGTTCGCAGGTGAGGTCGAGTACGCCAACGGCGCAGAGGTTGACCGCAAGTCGTACGACGATGGCGGTTCGCTGCCAGACGAGGCGTACTTCCCAGACGAGGATGGCACTCGCGGCTACGAGCGGGACTACGACAAGGTTCCGATGACCGAGTTCGAGTCGTTCTGCGACGAGCACTTCGGCGGCGTGGTCGGCGGATAAGAGTTAGGAGTTATGCGTCGTGCCCACGCGGGCGCGTCGCAGCTCCGGTTTGTCTTCGGTGGGGTCGGTGTTCTGGCGGGTGCCGGCCCCACCATTTACTACTTGACAAGATAGCATTCATACCTTATGATACTGGTATGGCGAATCACGCCATTGAGTAGGAGGACAAGATGAGCGGACAAATGGATAAATGTATTGCGTGCGGCGACATGCTGTTCTATGCCGATGAGAAAGTCATTGGCACTTGGAACGGCTTCCCGTACACGCGGTTCGACACGCTGGAATTTGCCCAGTATGCCGATGGCGTACCAGAGGGCTACCAGACCTATTGTCTGAACTGCGCTCCGTGCGAGTGCGAGTTCCACCCACCATTCATGTCGGACAAGCAAGCCGCTGCCGATGGTTGGTGCTTCCGCCCACAGTCAGCGTGCGAGTATGCGCTAACGCGAGATGGCGAAGCCAACTGGCATCGGCACTACAACGACATCCCACGGGAGTCGGCGAGTGAGTGCTTGTGCCGAGATGTCGATTATGCCCCGTGCGGATTGTGCGACCCTGCTGAGGGCGTGGACACAGGCGACAACCCAGAGGGTTGCTCTGCCCCAGTCTGTATGGCGTGCGGGTACACGACGAACCAAATCCAGTAGGGTATACTGCTCGCAAGGGCAGTTGCCCTGCTAATTAGGAGGGTGTTATGACATACCGGAACGAAAAGGGTTATCTCACATACTCAGGGCTTGCTGTTGAGCGAGCGCTGGCTGCTGTGGGCGCACACACCGGGAACCCAGACCAGGAGGCGATTGCTGCCGTTGCGGACCTTACGATTCGTGGCAAGCAGGAAGACTCCGACATGACTGCCGCTGCGCGATTTGAAGCTGCGCTTGGTGAGCTTGTTGCCGACCTGCTTCATACGGCCGATGCGGCTTCTGTGTCATTCGACGCAGCACTGACGTTTGCCAAGAAGAAGCATGAGAGCGAGAAGGCACTCGACGCAGCCAAGTAATCTCCGCCCCGTGGGGGCTTGACAAGATAACACCTGTGGTTTATACTGCCCTTCGTGGCAGTTGCCACAGGTGTTTTTAGTAGGAGGATGGAATGAAAGCAGAAGTTTACCCAGACGACGAAAAAGGGTTGGAGAACTTTCTTACTGACGGCGTTCGCAACAAGTTGGTTGCTGCGCGTGGAGACCTTGCGTCAGCAGAGTTGCGAGACGCGCATTACCTCTTCACCGAAATGGTCAGCCCGTTGTACGGCGCGGTCATCATCGGTGGCAAGGTCATCGGCGACGGCTCATCGGAAGAGCCACTCATGCCTGTCCTGTTCGTTGAGCAGGGCGGCAAGCAGTATGCCCTCATCATCTCTTCTGATGATGAGATGAACGATGGTGGGCGCATCATGATTGAGCGTGGACTCCACGCCTTTCAGCACCCGACCATCCTTGACGGGGCGCGCTAATGAACGACTATGTTGTTCTTCTGCGAGCCAACGGCGAAATCGAATACCCGTCCTTCGGGTCGGGATTCGAGTCGCTCCGCAAGCATGTCGAGTACCAGTGGTTTGAGGTCATCAAGCGCGGCAAGGCTGTGAACCCAGACACAGGTGCGGAGGTTCAGTCGGTCATCCTTGGCGACGAGGAAGGCTTGATGAACACCCCAGCGGCAATCAACTGGGCAGCGTCCAAGGTGGTTGGTGCGCCAATCGTGGGTGATGTCTTTATCTGTGGCACAACGAAGTACGACCTTCGTGGTTTCACCGAGGAAGAACTATCCACAGTTCGGGGTGCCACTATCAACAGTACGTTGGCGTAAAACGGAGGGACTGGCTGAGCACAAACTTGGCCGGTCTCATACGTTTTTGGGCATTTTCGGGGCTAGGAGCGATGGTACGCAGACGGGTGGTACCAAGACACTACTTTGGGGTCTAAAAGGGCTTAGCGTGGCGCAAATCGGCCAGCTAGAAAGTTTTAGTGGTGGGGTCCGGGTGCCACTTTTTTCTGGGCCCCCGTTTTTTCGGTATTAGGGACTATGAGAATCTTCAAGCTATGCACTGAAGATATTCCTAATCGCTGAGCATTCCGAACGAAGTGAGGAATGACTCAGCACCGTAAGGTGAGGTTAATTCCTATTATTTCCTATATGACCTTTCTAAGCGTATAGGAACTAACTAATAATATATATCCCTATTCCGGTGGCCCCCAGCATAGCACACCGGTCAAAGCCCGGTCAAAGAAAGTACTTGACATAGTTAGACTTACGTGTTATGATTCGTGGGCAGACGCTGTAATTTACTGATTAGTAAAACTGTGGATGATTCGGCATCAAAAGTATCTCCGAACAAGGGGCTTGACGAATCGCTAAATCCGAGCGTACAATGTTGGCAAGCGGGGTTTACTCCGCAAAGGAAAGGTAGGAAGTGTTATGGGAATCGAGAACGACTCCGTTCTGTATGCCGTGGTGCACGACCATTTGGTCTTCAACCACATCCCTGCATTCCAGTCCAGCCTAGTGCCGTACGCGGTAGAGGCTATCCGCCTCGCCGTAGACGAGCAGTGGGATGAGGCTGTGGTTGTAGAGGGCAAGCGGCTGAAGAACGGCGAAGGTAAAGCGGCAACTGCTGCCGATTTGGTACAGCAGTTTCATTTGGACAACTTTGTGGAGTCCATCAAATTCGATACAGAGGAAAGGGTAAACTAATGAACGACGTAGTAGCAGTACAGGCACAGGTGCGCGAACTTATTTCATCGCGCAACGCTGAGATGGCAAAGGATTATTTGGACAACCAGATGTCCCTTGCGCAGCTATCAAAGAAGTACAACCTAAGCCGACAGCGGATTAGTCAGTTGTTTAAGAAGATGGGCGTTCAGACGCGACCAGTCAGTTCGTCGGCGAATTATCGCGGCGAGCCAAAGCGCGACTACAATGCCATCGCTCTCCGTGCCGTGGAACTTGGTTCCATCTCGGCTGCGGCAAGCGAGTTCGGTCTGACCAAGGGGCAAGTTAATTACGCGCTCCAGAAGACTGACCAGAGCATCTACCTCCAGAAGTTCCGTGAGCCTAAGGTGGTTGCGGGAATCCTCGCCGCTTATTCGGATGGCGTTATGACGCTGAAAGAGATTGGCGAGAAGTTTGGGACAAGCGCGCAGTACATCAACACCATCCTTCGCCGCAACGGCGTGATTGGTGGACGGAAGCGCGGACGACGCCCAAAGCAGAAGTAGGGGCAACACGGGAGGGGGTGGGGCTTGACAGCCTCACCCTTTTCCTTTATACTGGCTCTAATCCCCGTTGGGGTAATCAAGTAGGAGGATGAGATGGCAACAGGTTGGAATCTAGTACACGACGAGGCTCTACGGGCTGACCGCACGCTGACGATTTGGCGCAACGACAGCACCGACCGCACGCTCTTTGAGGTCAATCGTGAAGGTCTATACATCATGTATTACTACACGGCTGCCGACGCAATGAACAACGACAATCAAGCCGCAAACATTTGCTATGGCTGGGACTTGTTGATGTCCGAGGGCGAGGACTCGGTACGCGGTGCTTGGATGAACAGCGTTGCCGACAACATTGGCAACGATGTGATGACCTGCGAGCACGGCGCGGTGGACTGCGAGCGGATGTTCCACGCGGCTCAGGTGCTTCTCGGCAACGAGGATGAGGATGAGTGCGATGTCTGTAAGGCTTGGGGCGCGTAGCCCTATTGACAAGCAGAATACAAACCTTTATAATGGGCATAGCCCAGTTGGGTTGATAAGTAGGAGGATGAGATGAGCGAAGAGAAGTTGTACGAAGTTCACGTTTCTAGCGTTTCCGATTTCACGGCGTATGTCCGTGCCAAGAGCGCGATTGACGCTGCCCACGATGCAACGCAGCAGGGCATTGGCGATTGGAACTTTGAGCAGACCGAACACATTGCCAACGCTGTTGCGTACATTGACGAGGTCAGCGACGAGCGTTTCCCAGAGTGGGAAAATCCACGCGGTCTGGGCTACTGCCCAAACTGCACGCATTGCAACGCGTTGTAGGGGGCGGTATGGCAAGTATCAAACTTTCGGAGATTCAGCAGTACGTATTAGGTCAGCACCTTAACGATTGGGGCGATAAGCCCTACGCCGAGGTGATGGCTGGAATGATAGGCGACGACAAGCCAGAGAACGATTATGCGGGTTGGGATGCTACGGGTGTTATTCCGTGGGAGCCGTTTGAGGATGCGTTGCCACGGAACATGGTTTCGTGGATTAGCAACGGCGTGTATACGCTGCGCGGACTCTTTGAGTCGGCTGGCGTTGTGGTTCTTGACGACACCGCGAAATAGTGGTACTATCTATTGGCTGGGAATCAGCAAGAAGTAGGAGGATGGAATGAGCAAGAACATTCATGCGAAGACACGGGACGTTCAGCAGCCGTACGCGGTCTTTGTCCTGGGCGATTGGGAGTGGCGTGTATTGAAGCGCTATCAGTCGGCTGACAACGAGAAGAAGAATCCATACGCGGTATGGTTCTGCGCGGTTCAGTCGCCAATGACTTACGGGTCGTGGGAATACGGCGACACTTACATCAGCGACATCCCTGGGGCTGTGGCTGGTCAGGACTTTGGGGCTGACGAGCACAGCATCGCGGTTAGTATCGCGGGTTAGTTAGTTAGGTTAGGCATTACGCAAGCACCTCCGGGCGACCGGGGGTGTTTTGCTATGCCGGCCCAGCTGGGGGCGTATCCAGCATGCAT